CCCCTCAGTGCAATCGCCGCCTTTAGCTTTACTTCCTTTTCAGCCGCACTCATCTCGGCCATAGGCTCGGTGGCAATCTCATGGATGACGTTCAACGCTTCCAGCCGGTAGCCTTTGGTCAGGCGCTCAAGCTCGTCGGCAAATTGCTCGTCGGACAGGCGTTTGTAGTCGGTGCTCGTTTTGACCGTGCCAATGGCCGCGCTGAATGCCTGCAAGCCCTCGGATGACCGGATGTAAGAGTCCAATTCACGCCCGGTGCACCCGAGGTAGCTTGCGGCAATAAATAGGTCGCCCCGGGCCGTCATTAGGGCCGTGGTAACCGATTCCTCTGAGATGAGTCCTGCGCGCAATGCCTCGCGTGTCATATCAATACTCTGGTTTGCGTCTGGTCAATCATGCGCCGCAAAATAGAAAAAGCCTGTTTTTGCAACCGCTTTAACTGTTCTTCATTTTCTACGCTTGTCAATCGAACCTCATCTTCAAGCGCATCTATTAGCTCTCCTGTCGCCGATTTAATTTTGAGCGTTATATAAAAAGTTTGGTCTAAGTTCATATCAATACTCCAGCCCTTTTGCGTACCCCATGCCGTGCAGCTTGGGGAGATGGCGCTTCATACGACCTGCACCAATGTCGAGCCTCCACATCGGATTGTTGGGTATCTTCACCTTGTCAACCGCGTTATAGGCCGAGCGCCGCGCCGCTGTGATCGTGTTGCCGGTGCCTGTGACCACCAGCGTATAGTCGCCGCAAGTCACAAGGCCGGGGAGGTCCACCACCTTGTCGCCTACCATCGTCGGTGCTTGACCAATCATCACTTCCGAGAGATGGATATGGTCTATGTCGTCGGCTCCGCGAATAGGGATGCCGCACAAGTCTTTGTTGGTAATTTTGGAATAAGGGAAGTCCGGCAGGGCAACCACAATACTGATGCCAACCTCGCCCTCGACGGCCTCAATGGTGTCTCGCCCGTTCAAGCCGTCAAGCATCCATTGGATAGGGTCGTCGTTTTTGATGTGCGCGGTGACGTTGTGCTTGGTTGGCCAGCCGTCTCGCATGGTCCACTCCATCGGCCACGGGCCTTGCTCATCGATGATGCAGTTGTTATCAATGTAACCAACGTAACCGAGCTTTTCAAGAATGGGGCCGACCGGCTTGAGAACCTCCTCGGCAAGCCGCGACTTGGTAGTCATCCGCGAGAGCGTACCCATTTCCCCTGTGGCCACCCCGAGGTCGCCGTCCATCAGTTTCTTGTATTCCCAATTCTCATAAAACCATTTGCTCCAGCCGCCCGGGCCGTACCAGCCGCCCACGGCCATCTCGACGCCATATTTGCGCTCTTGCAAAATAAAGCCATCTTTTTTGGCGGCCTTGCGCAAGTCCTCGCGTTGCTTCCAGCGCGATAGCATGTAAACAAGGTCCGCCGGGTCGCTGGCAACGTAGGAGAGCGCCTTGTTGGCGTCACCGGAGGGCTTGCTGACAAGGTACTGAGGGTTCTTTTTGACAAACGCAATCGCCGCGTCATAGTCATTGAACGCCTTGGACTCCATAATTTTGATGCCCGACGCTTTCATGGCTTTTTGGCCGGCATCACGGTCGGTTTCCAGCTTGGCGGCTTCCACACCTGGCGCAAGGATGGGGTAGCCTTGAAGCCGGTAGGGTTCCAACATGTCGAGCCACCGGGTATTGTCCGGCAGGTAGATCAGGTCCGCCCAATCAAGCCACTTGCGTTGTATCTCGCCAAAGTCGGTGATCTTGTCCACCATGCCGATACCAGCGAGGCGTTGCGTGCCGTCTTTGCGCGGGGCGTCATACCACTTGACTTGCCAACCGGCCATCTTGGCACGCATGGCCATGTCGAGGCAATTACTGGCGGAGTCGATGATAAGGAGGCGCTTGCTCATAGCCCCTCCAGCCACCACATCGCCGTGGCCCAAAGCAGCACAATCATTGTCAGCAAAATCATGGCATTAACCCTTTAGCTTCATAACCTGCGCCAACCAAAGCCGCGCCAGTTATAAAACGCTTTGCCAACGAGCGTGCCTTGTCAGTCTTGGCTTGCAGTGTACCCGCGCGCTCGATGAGGGCAATGGCTGCTTTGTATTTTGCGGGGTCGAGGTCAGCCATGCTCTGACGCAGTGCAGCAACGTATCCATCGTAAGCGGCCTTTTGCGAACCGGCGGCAAAGTCCACTTCTGCCTGCTTCATAGCATTGTCGATGCGAGCTTTGGCTCCAGCAGCCGCCTTGGCCTCGGCATCGGCAGTTTTGGCAGTCTTGGCCGCACGCTCGCCTTGACGCGCCATGCGAGTCTCTGCGTCAAATTGTGGCCGCAACTTTTCTTCAACCTTTGGAACTGCTCGGAGTGTGGCTTCCATCTTTGGGGTTTTCAAAGCGTTGGCCGAGGCCTCACCGGTAGCACCTTTGGCGCCGCGTGCGCTCTCCATAATCCAATGCTCGACCATTTTGTCCACTTGGGCCTGAGCAGCAGCACGCGCGGCAGGCGGCGCGTCTTTGCCTCCAGCGATAGCGTCAACCACAAGGTCGATGGCGTCTTTGGTGCCAAACAGGCGTTGCGGTAAGTTTTGCGATGCAACCTTTGCATAAGCGTCACCCTTTATGCCTCCTTCGCCGCCGGTAACAGCCTTGCCAATGCGTGTGGACAAAGACTCAAGAGGTTTGGATAGCTCTTTGTATTTTTCGGCTGCGGCGGCATGTTCTGGCACAAACTCAGCAATCTTCGCATCGAGCTTGTGAGAAAGATCAAGCGCAACTTTACGGCTGATACCATCGTATCCTTGTAATTCGCCGGAATAAGCAATGTCTTTGAGGTATTTATTGGCTTGGTCCAACTCCTCGTAAGTCAATCCGGCTTTGGGCGCAGATGGAACTTTTGGCGGGGTGAGCCTGCTGGCCACCTTACCTTTGCCCAAAGGGGCGACCACAGGGGTCTTTTCCTCAATACCTTTGATGGCGTTAATCTGCTTTTGAATATTTGCGCGCAACTCAGGGATGTTCTCTGATTTTTCAAGTTCTTTTTCTGCACCTTCGGTTACGCCCGAAACGTCTATGCGCGCACCATCTTTTTCACGCTCGGCAGCAGCCTTGCGTGCAGCGTCGTATAACCCTGCTGTCTCAGCCTTGCGTGTTTTGTCAGCGGCTTCGTACGCACCTGATACAGCGGTGCGAATATTCTCGCCCTGTACGTCAAGCGTAGGGCGGTCGCCGCGCTCTGCAATTTGCTGGAGGTTGCGCTCTATGGCTGTGGCCACACTCTCGCCCTGCAAGGCTTGCTGCGTCTTGGTTGTGGCCTCCATGCCTAGCTGCGAGGATTTCTCTGCCAGAGCGCCTTTGCTGGCGGCCATAGCTTCAGCCCGAGCGGCCTTGGCAGGTACTCCCCGCAAGGTATCGATCACAGGGGCGGCGGCACCTTTGACCGCGGCCTTGACTCCGCCAATGACTTCTGGCACAGCGCGAGCCCCTTTGATAAGGCCCTTGCCGGGTACTGGCGCAACTGCGCTACCCATTTCCTCAAACCCGGGGGATTGCGGCGTCGGTGCGGTGCCCAACCGAGGGACTGCATTTACAACGGGCTTGAACTCCGGCAAGACTGTTTTGCCGCTCCAAAATTTAGGGTCGCCACCCATCTTGCCGTTGACCCAATTAGCGCCGGCTTGTAAACCTTTGCTCATCTCACCTGGCGCTGCAATGGTTCCGGCCACAGCCCCGCGTGCAATATCCACAGCGTTCGATGCGGCGCCCGAGGCAATATCCCCAACCATGCCGGCGACCGACTGATTTTGATATTGCTTGGACAGGTCAGCGGCGCTTTGACCGGGTGACGGTGTGGCCGCCGCCTTGTAGCCTACTTTCTTCTGGAAGTCCTCAAGGGGCATGTCTGCATAGTATTTTTTATGCAGGCCCTCAACGAGCTTGTCATCAGGCAAGTCTTTGTATTGCGGGTACTTGGCTCGCACATCGGCAATGGTGAGGTCGGCCATTAGCGTATCCCCAACGGGTCATTTTCCGCGCCACCACCATCTTTACCTGCCATTGAACCCTTGATCGTAGATTTTTGATCTGATATGGAATCACGCATTGCCTTGACGTCAATCTTCATACCCTCGATGGCGCCTAAGACCTGATCGAGAGGCATGTTGCCGTTAATCATTGCATCAGCATCCTCTTTGTGAGTGGCAAGCATTTGAGCGTTGGAGCCTGCGCCGGTCACAGCCTTTTGATACTCGCGCCCATAGGTCGTGGCCAAAGTCTTGAGGGTTTGCAAGTCTTTGTTGTCGCCAAACTTCGACGTAAAGTCGTTGATCTTTTGGTTCGCCCATTGGCCGCCAAACGTACCGTTGAGCTTTTTGAACAAAGGAATAATGTTTTTGTCCACTTTTTCCAAAGCCCCGGTCTGACCTTCAATAGCTGCAAGTTTCTGGTCAAGTTGACGGTAGGTGGATACATCACCTTTGTAAGCTCCTTGGCTGGCTGCAATATCGCCGCCACCCATTGCATCTTCTCTGGCAAATTTAACAACGGCTTTGCGCCATGCTGCGCGCCCTGCTTTGTCACCCATCGCAAATGGGGGCGACTTGTCATCTTGCTTGAATCGGTCGTACCAAAAGCGTGCAACCACAGGGTCGTCAAGGTCGCTACTGCCCGGGGCTGCACCGGCGGCGGCCTTGGTTTTAGCCGCGGCTAGGCGTTGCGCGCTGAGGTCTAGGCGGCGGTCCGCTTGGTCACCTTGGCGCTGGTCTTTGCCAGCTTTACGTTCCTCATCAATTCTCTTGAGTTCAAACTCCAGCCCTTTCATTTGTTGGCCGAACTGCACGTTCTGAGACTTCAACTGTTCCATCTCGTCAGCCATTTGCATCTTGAGAGCAGGCTGTACCGCCTCAAGGTTATCCGCCCATTGCTCAGGGGGAATGCCTTGGTTGCGCATCGCTTGAACGAACTTTTGCAGCAGGCTCGTCGGCTGAGGTTGGGCGGCAGGCTGCACGGGCGGAGGTGCTCCTACGCCTCCGGCCGGAGCACCCTGCCCCTGTGGTTGCCCTTGGGGTTGTGGCTGGCCAGCGGCGGCCAACGACCGATAAGGCGGAATGGGCGGACGCATCGAGCTTTGGGGCGGC